AATAATACTCCACTTATTTTTATTAACATATTATATAATAATTTATATTTTTTCTCTTAGTTGACAGTTGACTATTCCACCTTTCAACGATGAGAAGGCGAGGGGCAATAATAACATGAAAAACCCACCATTGGCGGGCCATTTAAAGAAATCTTCATATAGGAAGATGATGGATAAGATAACCAATATACATTGGCTGTCTAAGGAGGATGTGGGATTCGAACCCACGCACGCTTTTACACGCCTGACGGTTTTCAAGACCGTTCCCTTCAGCCAGGCTTGGGTAATCCTCCATTGATTAATAAAGTATATCGTTTTTATCTATTGTTACAAAAACAAACCAATTAGGCACCCAATACATACAAAGAAATTTTATCTGTACATAAAAATCTTTTGACTTCCTATTTTCAATCGGTAAACCTTTAGCTAATATTCTGCAGCTGGCGAAAATTTACGGCTAAAGAAGCTCAATATGCAGTAAATAATCTTCCAGCATAAAATAGCTACTTCTAAATTTTGTGATTAAAGATATATTTAATTCAAAAAAATAAAACTCCTTGTTGTAATGAGGAGTTTTTAATATATTTATCTAATACTCTGTAAATTTTTACTATCAAATTCTTAGGCTCCTCTTCTATCATATCAGCTTTTCCCATGAACCAGTTTTTACTAATCGAGATAATTCTTTATTTTAAGTTTATCATTCGTTCACTGTGGAACCCTAATATCAAATTATGAGCGTAAGGAATGCTATTATTAGTTAATAATAGGTAATAATATTAGTGCTAAAATATTTTTTAGTTTAATAAAGCTAGTCGAGTTAGTTTTATTGTTACTCATTTACTGGCCTCTCATTCTTAGTAAGTTTAAGTTTTTTTGTTAGCTTTTGTTAACGACAAAATATTTTATCTAGTGTTATAATAATCATGGCCAAAGAAAACTATTTTATTGACTATATTTGCTATTTACACATTATCTTTTTATAATCAGAATCCGGCCAATTTTGAAATAATTTCTTCTACTATTTGTTGTCTAGTAGAGGTTTTTTATTTTCTTCATCAATATATTGTGAACTAAATTTATATTTTGATGACTAGTATTTGAATTTCCCTATCCTTCTTATAATGACGTTAAGTCAAGTTTTTAGAGTAACAAACGTAGAATTTTAATCTATTTATTTTAAGCACTTACCTTTTCAAATTGATTAGGTGTAAGATACCCTAAACTTTGATGGATTCGTTTTGAATTATAAAAGGCTTCGATGTACCAGAAAATACTCTGATAGGCTTCTTCAAAGTTCTTATATTTAAATTGATACACCCACTCTCTTTTTAAATGTCCATGCCAAGATTCAAGACTGGCATTATGATAAGGGTATCCCCTTCGACTGAAAGAGTGAGTCATCCCATAATACTTAAGCAACTCTTCATACTCTAGACTCGTATACTGGCTTCCTTGGTCAGAATGAAGAATAACAGCTTCTGGATAGTCTTGTGATTTAATGGCCTTATTTAAAGTTCTTTGCACTAATTCTACAGTCATTCGCTTGCCCAAATCCCAAGCAATGACTTTTTTAGTATAACGATCCATAATGGTTGAGAGATAAGCCCATCCTTGTTGAGTAGGAATATAAGTAATGTCGGTTGACCAAACCTTATTTTTCTTTGTAGGTTCAGTCTGTATGAGATTTTTTCGATTGATGTGATCACTTAGTGAGTATCCAGGCTTAAATTTCTTAATGACTACAGACTTGAGTTGAAGTTGCTTCATTAGCTTCTGTACCAGTTTTAACCCGACTTTTTCCCCTTGTTTAAGTAGAAGATGATGAATTTTAGGAGCACCATAGATTCCTCGGTTAGCATTGAAGAGTTGAGAAATTTTGAGTGACAGGTATTGTCTCCTTAATTGAGTTTTAGATGGATGTCGGTTAATCCGTTCATAATAACTTGATTCAGGAACATCAAGGAGTTGACAGCTTAGTCTGACATTGAGTGCTAAAGTTTGTATGGTTTGAGCCATATCCGCAGCACTCACTTCTTTTTCTCGGCGAATATGGTCAATACTTTTTTTAAGATGTCTCGTTCTTCCTTAACTTTAGCCAGTTGTCTTTTTAATTCTAGAAAATCAGCTTTAGAGACGGAGCTTTCATTAGATTTAGAGTAGAGGTCTATCCATTTATAAATTGTTGCAGGGGCCACGTCGTATTCTTTAGACAGCTGGGTGACGGATTGACCAGAATGATAGAAGGCGATAAGGGTTTCTTTAAATTCTTTTGAGTAGCGTTTTTGCATGTTTTTGTCCTTTGTCTAAATTATACAATAGTGACTCTAAGATTTAAGGATAACATCATAATTCCAATTATTTTGTAATTACAATGCTTAAAAAATCTCAATCAATAAATTAGAAATAGTGTCTAAGAAGATGTATCATATCATACTAATTTTATAAAACTTATTATTCGTTTAAGCTAAAATTGATAGAATTATAATGTACCATTCTAAAATATAGAAATCATGATTTATTTTTAACTTAAAAGATCTGGTACACATCAATTCCACTAGTTTTTAAAATTCTAGCGGTTTTTTTATAAAAAAGCGTCTAAAGTGATAGGCGACTGGAATAAATTCATTACACACTTCTTTTCTTAATGAATAATAAAAAGACGTCTAATTAATTTAAACGTCTTGCTACACACTGAAATATCTTATAGAATAAAAAACTTATAGAATAAATTACTTTATAAGACAGAAATTGGTGTATAGATAATTCAATTATATGAAGTTGTATAGATATTTTCAAGTAAAATGGTCGATTATAAAAATAAAAATGGCAGCAGATGACTGACATTATATTCAGAATTTTAATTTTATTTAGATTAAATCAAACTTTGTAGGTATAATTTTATCTGTTCATTATTACTTATTTATTGTTGTTTTAATATGAATTAGTGTATTTCATAGGTAACACGGAATAAACTGCACAGAAATATTGGTGAAGTACAGCAGCTATATTTGATTATAGCAAGTATAAGCCCAATTATTCTCGTACTTTTTGTTTACACGATGATATCTAATAAATCGCTAGATAACTTAACTTGCACAATCATTTGAATATTAGTTATTGCTTTCGCCACATTGTTATAAAAAAAATAAAATAAAACCCTGACCAAAGTCAGGGTTATTTTTAATAATTTTTTTATTTAGTATAAGCGTTAAATGCTATTCCTTCATTTTTCCAGCCGGCTTTTATCAAAGAATCTCTTTCAAAAGAGCTCATTGTAAAGTGATGCGAACCTACTTTTGCATTTGGATTATAAAGACGATAAACAGGGACTCCAGTATTCGCTTTAGCAACTGGGAATCTAAATGCTGTTCCATCATTATTCCACCCAATAGAAACAAGGCTAGCAGCTTCAAAATCACTTGTTGTATAATGGTGGTCACCTGCATTCGGGTTATATAAACGTTGCACAACTGGATATCCTGAGTATGGAGGTTCAGTTAATGGGATATAAAATGCGACTCCTTCAGATTTCCATCCCGCTTTTTCTAAAGTTAGAATCTCCCAACCAGCAGGTGTAAGTAAATGTTCACCTGAATTTGGATTATAAACTCTATATAATCTTTCGTGAAGTGGATCTGTATCTGCAGAAACTTGGTGTGCATTAATAACCCCTCCCATTATAAATGCCATTGCTGCTAAAATTACTAAACCTATTTTTTTCATAATATCCTCCTAGACATCACATTTATATATATAAATAAAACAAGAATCCTCAAAAATATTGTGAGTCCTTTAATAATTCAACGATTAGAGTATATCACTTTAAGCTAAGCATTACAAAAACAAACCCATTTCGTAACCAAACCAATACAAAGACTCAAAAGCCGTACATAAAAAGCACCACAGGTGGTGCTTGGAAGTATTTCTGAAAGAATTTCTTTTGAATAAATTCTTTATAGATTTTTTTTATAAGAACCAAAATAATATCACGATAAAAACTATACTCGTTACTTTTAAAGTAATCTTTTCCATTTGTTTTAATTCATCAAATTTCGGTTTAAGATATTCAAAGAAAAAACATTGAACCTATCAGAATTGACGCATTTAGACACATCCATGCTAGCTTACTATTCGATTCAGGTATGACTTTTAAACAAGTTTAATATAGATGATTAAAAAACTACTATGAATGTTTATACGCATATCACAGAATTCACTAAAGATAATATCGGAGATAAATTCTCTGCATACATTGACTTTTAACTAGCTAAAAATAGCTAGTTTTTTATATTTTTTGGGTCTGCTTTTGGGTCTGCCTTTTTTTGTATTTTAACTATCTACAACTATTTTCAAAAAACAAAAACCGCTCTATTGAACGATTACTAATACTTTTGGATTCTATAAAATCCATTCAATGGAGGCGAGGGGAGTTTTTAAAACGTTATTATAAAAGAGTTAGCAAGATTTCCCACTCTTTTTTTCACTCTCCATTTATTTATGGTTCTTGCTGGACTCGAACCAGCGACCGAACGGTTATGAGCCGTTAGCTCTGACCAACTGAGCTAAAGAACCAAAATATGACAATCTGCAGCACATATCTTCGTTATTATATAAGATCTGTGTGGATGGAGCTGCAGATTATCAAAGATACTGTAAAAGAAATAATTTTCTCGTCCACTAAATATATTATAACACACTACTATAAATAATTGACAATTGTCTGAAAAATTGTTAATATTTAAATTGTTAGTATCTCCTATGTTTTGTATATAGTAAATTTTTTCTGAATTTGTACTAACACTCATCATCCTCTAGTTGGACTCCTTGAAGTCATCCAGCTAGAGCTTTTTTATTTGAAAAAAGCCACTCCGAAGAATGGCTTAACTCTAGAAATAGGATGAAATCCCACAATCATCCCGAATATATTATAGCATATTATTATTGACATTTGTTCATAAAATTGATAATATTATAAAAGTTATTGCAAGTTAATCTAGTTCCGCACTATATTATTCATACCTTGCTCTAATCACTTTTCGGCACTGGCTTAATGCTAGTGCTTTTTTATATAAAAAAAGCCACTCCGAAGAATGACTTGTGGCAGGCAGGACGAGCCAACCGTAACTCGCCCAAGCAAAATCTTCAAAACAATTTTTGAAGATTTATAATGTTTTGTAAGCAGTTTCATTATACGATATTGTTCTCTAGTTGTCAACATAAAAAAGCGCCCCAGTTAGGAGAGGGACGCTTAGGAGTATTTATGAAAAAAGTTTTTTGGAATAAGAACATTATATAACTTTCCGTTTTCGTTGTAAAGAAAAACGCCCTTGCTTTGGAAAAGGACGCTTTATCTCTTCATAAACACTTAGCTATTTGTATTTGTAATTGGAATAGCATTCATGATTCCATCATTATAACAACAACAATAAAATGACGAAATAACATTTGTTAACAAAAAAACCTGACCGAAGTCAGGGTTAATTTTACAATTTGTTCGCATTCAATCGACGTTGCAGCTCTCTGACAGAATCCGAAACTGGGCTGATAGTTCCGTCTTGTATTGTTCCAAGATGCTTCTGTAATGCTTTAATCGTACCTTGCCCAAACAGTCCGTCTTGTCCAACTCCTAGGAATTTTTGCAATGCTTTGACCACATTTGAACCTGTCAGTGATGAATCGAACTGAGCCGCATAAATATTTTGGTTAAAGGTTTGTTTGTACTGGTGACTGATTACTCCATCTTTACCAGCGGTATCAAAGTATTCTTGGAGTCTTTTAGCAGTCGCATTACCAAATTTTCCATCAACGTTTAATGTAACCATTTGAGGTTTGCTGTCAGTATTTGCTGAACCTGAACCAATGATTCGATAAAAGTGATGTGGTAAGCGAGTACTCATATAAGCATCGTTCGTATCAACCGCAATTCCATTGTGAGTGTAAGAGCAGTGAATGAATGAGCCATTGCTTAGGAAGATACCGGTGTGTCCGTCAGAGCCAGACGAACATCCTGGAGTGCCTGAGATGAAGATATCGCCACGCTGGACCTCTCCACGACTTATTTCTTTGAGTTTAGTTCCTGACATTCCAAATAAGGTTTCAGTATTACCCATTGAACCTACTGACAGAAAGCCACCAGCAATCATTGAAAAGAATACTGACGAGCTGCAGTCATAACTTCTAGGACCCATTCGTGAAGTCATTGAGTAGGTAACTTTACCCTTTCGTGCTTGCATCCAAGCAATCATATTTTCAATACTTGACATTATTCGCCTCCTTCTGTGAATTCATGGTCAGAATCAGATGCCTTAACCACTTGAACAGCATCACCATTTTTTAAACTTTTTGTAAGTTCAGTTCCTTTTTTAGCTGCATGAGTGAAGTCATTATTCTTCCACCAAGCCCAAAGTGCAAAAACTGTTGTAATTACAGTGCTAACAGTATTATCGTCAAGTGGCAATGGATTAATACCCAATGCTGTTAGAATTTGGTTAATGATAGCTAACCAAAGCAAAACTGTACGTGTAAGTGTGCCTTTATCAATTGTTTTCATGTTCTTTCTCCTTTATTTAAAAATTACTTTGATTATTTCAGTTAATGCTGCAAAAATTGCTGCTGCAGAACCGCCGATTCCAATCGTCAACTTCCAAAAGTTTGTTTTATCAAGTAATTTCAACTGAAACTGATGTTCGTCTGAGCTTTCATTACCTTTGATAACTGCTTGTAGTATTTGAGCATTCTGTTCAGATTGTCGAGTATTCTGTTCTCTTAAAAAGCGATTGGATTCATCTACACGAGTCAAGCCATCATTCATCTGCTTTTGCATTTCAACTGACATATCATTAAGCCGGGATAATTCCTTGTCATGTTGTTTGAGCTTATCCTCATGCTGTTCCACAAGTTGTTCTAATTCCATAACCCCTGCTTTCTAATTCAAATATTTAGCAGACATCGCCAGCACATCATCAATTAAGGCTTTTAATTCTTCTACAATTGTTTCTGAATCTTTTATTTTTTGAGCATCTAATAATGTAAGGGTCACTGACCCGATAGTATTTATTCCAACATTAGCTGATGATGAAACAATTACTTCTCCATTTTCATTTGTAAACTCGCGATTCATAGACTCGCCCATTGCTTTTACTGCCATAATAAATTCCTTTCTTTTTATGATGGATAATCATCATTAGTGATATAAAGTCTTGTCCCCCTAATGTAATAACCACTATTAATAGTGGCCATAATCCTAATTGAACCATCAGGATTAAAATACATATATCCACTATTTGCTACATTACCAGGTACCATATAGTCTATTGAGAATGGATTAATTGGTCTAAATCCTACGGGAATAAGATTATTAATTGTTGGAGAGTTATTAATAGTTGAAGATGCTTGACCATAAAAAGTAACTGCAACAAATGACATCAATCGGTCTAAACGGATTCCTATTCCACTCACTGTAAACTGAGTTGACTTAACTATTGTATTTGGAGCCTGAATAGGCATAGAACTTGATAAATTGGTCCCATCAAAGTTTAGTCCTGCTCCAAATGCCTCTTTACCGAATACTAATCCTCCGTAGTTAAGTAAAACTGATCTTGATTGATTTGAAGTTGGATCAGTCCAATGCATGCTAAAACCCTGTTTAATGTCTAAATCAAGGCTATTTGTAGCATTACTCGTTGAATCTGTTGCGCTCATGTTAATATGACTATTTTCAATTTCTGTGCTACCCGATAGTACACCTGAGTTCCAGATACTTTTTATTTTTCCGTCAGTAAAAGTTCCGTTTGTAACATTTAGATTATCACCATTGATATTATGTGAATTTATTTCATTTAATATCCACTTAGTTCCTGACCAATAATATTCGGTACCAGATAATATAACTGTTCCATCACTAGCTGTAAGGTCAGACGTACCTAAATACTTCCAAGTCAATCCTTTAAAGCGTGTGGTTGGCTCAGTATCGGAAACAACTTTACCTGGGTCACCGTCCTTGCCATTCGTTCCGTTTTTTCCATCTTGACCATCTGCTCCATCATTTCCTCGTATCAAACTCCAAGTGTAGTCGGATGGATTAGTACTGTCAGCTTGCGTAAAGTCTGTGTACTGACCGATGTAGCTAGGCCAGTCAGCAGTTTTTACTTCACTAGCTGATGGCATCCAAGGAATGGCGGTTGACCCTTTTGTAAAAATTACATTAGATATAGTTAGTACGCTGTTAGTCGGTAAATAATCCGCACGTCTATTGATTCCACTAGCTATTCCCGCTAAAAATCCAGCGTCTACTACAAAACTAAACTTACTATGACCACTCTTGTTTTCACTTGTAATAGATATCGTTTGAGATAGTTTTTGCCAATTCGTACCATTAAGCTGTAGTCCGAACGTACCACTAGTTGGGTTAGAAACATCCCAATCAAACTCACAGGTAAGTGTATCTCCGACTGACAAACCTTGATTTTGAACGTTTTTATTGTTATCGAAATAATACACCGCACCAGTCTGGTTTGATGTATTATTTCCAGTCAGTAATTTAGGAGTTCTCGTGCCTTTCAGCAAATTAAGATTTGGATAAACAGTCGTGAATCTGTTCGTGCCGTCTGCGCTGTTGGCGTAGGCGGTGTGAGTTATTGTTCCATCATTGACGTTACTTACGGTGAGGCTATTGCTTGCTACTATCGTCATCAGTCACCTCCGCCCAAATTTCAATAATTGGAGTGGAGATACCGTAAGTCCGCCAGATTTGTTCAATCACATCACTTGCGCTTGTCGCTTCAAAGCTAACTTGTGTGATTTCTCCCCCAAGTTCAACATTGGCATAAAATGTACTTTTCATTATTGATTCACCTCACATGTATATTGAGCTTTGACATTGATGTCAGATGCTACAACACTAATTGTTTTACCAGTTTTATATTGATTGCCTGTACCGCCAAAATTAGCATTTAATACACCATTTTGGTCACGTTGAGACCATTTATAGGTGTAATCTTTTCCTGCTGTATCAATTTCAGAACCAGATTGAAATACTCGGCAAGTAAGTGTTGTTGTACCAGAACCATTTTTAAAAATACTACCTGCTGTACTATCAATCGTACAAGTTAATGGGTCTGTATAATCAAGAAGAGTAACGATACCACTAACTGCTGTACCTGCTGTACCACCTGCTTGGTCAATAACAACTGCCTTAAAGCTTTGCGAGTTTGTAATAGCCGTTGGTAGAACTGTTAATATCCCTTGAGAAGTTGTATTTGTTCCCGCTGCTACATTGGGAGTTTGACCAGTTGTAGATGAAGTACATAAATGCCAGCCTAATCCAAGGTTTGAGTTATAACCAGCTGAACTGGTTGTAGCTACAGTACTATCTGCATAACCGAAGAATATCTGTTTGTTTCCTGCAGAAAGTTGCCCTCCTTTATATAAATCGGCGTTAACTGTTAAGCTTGCAGGCATAGAATTGTAGAATGCTCCACCATTTCCAGCATAAACATTCGCAAGAACAGCCGATTTAGCAAGTTGTACAACAGTTAAATCTAAAACAGCTGAGAATGGAACGTTCAAACCTGTATTTGGGTCAATCCATAATCCAGACGCAGTGAATCGTGATGCCGAGTTAGCAATTGGAACATTGACTTTTGTTGTCAATACACTATTTGCACTTCCGCTCCTATATTGAGTATCAGTATTAGTAGTTGAAGTGATAGTTGTTGTTGTTGTTCCATCTGCTCGTGTCCAAGTAATAGTTCCTGAAATCCCACTAACAACAGAAGTTGTACTCCCTGCTTTAGTAAGGTTGAGCGTTAAAACTTGTGGAGTAGTCGCATAACTTGGTGACCATGTTTGAGCTGTTGCATCATAAGTTTGAGTAGTTACTCCACTCGCTGTGATGAAAGCATTGAGTTGCATCCCATCTGATAAATCGGTGATTGTGATTTGTCCACTTGAGACAATTGACATATTTTATTCCTCCTATTAATTAAGTGGTTCGGCAGTGCAATCAAATGTAGCTCTCTGCCAAACATCACTATTTGTGATTGTAATTGATTTCTGACTTGTTTGATGAGCAAGATTCCAAGCGGTATCTACTGTTCCGTCAGAGTTAGTTTTAGACCATATATAAGCAAATTTTGTTCCATCACTATCAATTTCTTTATTATTTTGATAAAGTATCGCAGTGAAAGTTGTATTAATGATATTATTTTTAAATTGATAGCCATTAGATGAATCAATAACTAGATTAATCGGGCTAGTTCCATCATCCACATTAGTGATAGTCACCGACTGGCCAGCGACTACTTTACCCGCAACCGTTGCTTTAAAGCTATAAACAGCCTTATCAGTTACTCCGCTGGCATCCACAGTGATTTCTTGAACGTTCGCGACAACCGTTCCATCTTTCGACCATTCATAGCTATCAGCGATTGTTTCAGTCGTTGCAGAGCCTTTATAGATATGAGCTGATAAAGTTGTTGAACCAGTGCCGTTTTTGAACTGAACTCCATTTGAAGTTGCTATGTCTGCGAAATACGGTGTAGCATCATTGACTAACTGACCGACAATCGCTTTGATATCAGAAGAAGCCTCGCTCTTTAGTTTTTTATAATTTGAAAAAACAATTTTATTGTTAGCAGGGTTTGTATCTGATGTAATGATTTCAGAGACTCTTGCAGATAAAATTAGACCAACATTGCCATCAATATCCATGTAGTTATCATCTTGGATAATAACTGTATCTCCCTTTTGGAGTGGTCTACCATCCCCCACAAGTTGATTAACTAAAGTAGATGATGGAGTAACGGTATATGTGATTTGTTTGTAGGCATATTGCTTAAATTGACTGACAATATAACCCCACATATCATTAGCGTTTTTATATTCGGTTGTTCGGTCTGAGTTTGTCCAAATGTCTCCTTTGTCTGTTTTCAATTGAGAAGGGAACATTTTGGCAGATAATGGAGCATAAGCTATTTCAGAACCCTTTCTTTTATAGAACTCTTCTACACCGTCTGAATTTTTATAACTGAAATCATAATTTTTCCAACTAAAACCGTCAGCACCAGTCAGATAAGCGGCGTTAAAAAATCCATCATCACTCACATCTACTTCGACATCCTCGATGTTTTTACCAAATGTTAGTCTGACATCATCACGTTTTGTTCCCACACCTTGAATATTTTGACCGTCATTTTCTTTATAGATATTTAGAACAACAGTTCCAAGAGAACCATCATTATTTAAAGTCGTTACAAAATCAAATTCAGCGTTAAAATTATTGATTACCGAAATAAGTCTTGATAATTTAGATTCTTGCGCATCATAATTAATCACTCGTGTTAGATTTGAAACTTCGTTAATTCCAATAGTAATTTGAGTTCTAGAGATTAAACCCATTTGGTCAAAATACCATTGAATATTATGGCTTGCAGTATTCGTTAATGAATTTGCTTGTTCATTAATAAGTTCTCGGTCTAACGAAACGCATACGAAAGAAATTTCTGTACTTGTCTCACGTACAGCTTGAGATGAAGATGGCGTCATCAAATAGTCTCGACCATTTTTTCTGAAGCTAAAATAACTTTGATCACTTAAGAATTGTGTATAATCCTGTAGCTGATTATTAATCACTTTAGCAACTGTAAAATTAAATGTAGTTGCTCCTTGTTCTAAATAGTCATGAAACTCATCGTTATAATAACTAGGTGCATTGGGAAGTTCATTACTTAAGATTGCTACTTTTTTTAATGAACCATTTAAAACATTAATGAGCATTACAAAATCCTTTCTTTCCATGATATTTCAACGTCTGGTGGTGTATTATTCCAAGATGATTGAATGATTTTTATCTGACTAATTCCAGGTGGAATACTGAAAGGTTCTGTTCCATTTACTACCTCTGTAATGGCTGATATTCCATCTTTGGATACATTACCACTAGACATATCAATTTCAACGACTGAGCCATTTTTATAGCGATTTGGTAAGTCATTCCATGTATTAACAAAGTCTTTGCGGCACCAAAAGTCACGAATAACCATATGTGTCATCGTTCCTCTTGGGTTAGTTGACCAGTTCCCAAAGAAGAACTTAACCTTATGAATTGCGACATCTTTAAGTTCTGGGACGACGATGCGCTGATGTCCGCCTTTCCAATAAAAACCAAGAGTTGAACCTTGTTTAAAGAAATCCAATGCCCCTCTATTATCATTAAGCATCGTATTATTATCTTTTAACCCAGTTTGTTCCCCATTATTTGCGACATAAGGAATATGTTTCCATTGCCCTTTGTTAGGTCCGCCAATCCAAAATCCAACAGTACCAGTATTACCTGTTTTATCATCTTTTAATGTTCCATATCCAGCAACAAATTCATCATTTTCATCAGTGAATAGAATTTGCATCACCCCAGTTTGACCAAGGGAAGTTGTCCATGTGAATAATCTGAACCAAGCATAGAAATTAACTGCACCAGAATCACCATTTGAATCTGGTGGTAAGACAAGCTCTGCCATGCCTCCACGAAAACCTGTCTGACTTCCAGGATTAATCAACTTAACACCCTTCATTGTTTTCTGTTGCCCATTGGAAGACTTATAATTATATTCTTGATACCCAATTGTTCCATTTGTTCCTGCACCAGCCCATTCTGGATGAGGTTGGCCTGCGGCTGATACAAATTTAGAAAATTTAGGATCAGTTTTACTATCATAAAGAACATCGCTATGCTTGATAGTAACACCATCAACTTCTTCTCGATTACCTAATTCTAAGCTTCCGTTAACCCCAGCAATACCAAAATACCCATTGTCATGATTATTGGTAAGCTTTAAATCTATCCAAGTCGGTAATGTTCCTTGATTATTAATCGTGATATCAACCGAACCATCAGCATTAGGAGTGATAGAACCATCAACTCCCCCTGAATTATCTGAGTTTAAAACATTAGTATATGTCGAATAAGCATGCCCTTCTGGGACTATAAATGTAAGAGTTCCAGATTTATTTTCCGTTGAGAATGATTGTTCGCCATCTGGCAATGCGTACCATACTTTATTTGGCTCATCTTCGAAAATCAATCCTAATCTAATTTCTGAATTTATATAACTTGATAGCTTCTGTTTATTTATATTTATCTCATCAAAAAAAGTTCCTTTTATTATGTAGTCAAATGAAATATTTCTTAGACCACGAGATGATGAGATGACATCAACGCCTTCTTTTTTAGCTTGCGTATTATTATTCCAGCCTGAGCCGATGTCACGTTTTATGTTAGTTACACTTTCGAATAAATCTGAAAGAATTTTATCTCCATAAGTAACTTTAATTACTTTTCTCATTAGTTCCTCCTTCCGTTTACTATATTATCGATTGATTGGTTAATAGACTGTTGTTTTGTAATCGACGGTGTTAGCGCTCTTGCAGCCTCATTTTTGTCAAATACTGCAATTGCTGGACGACTTGCTAAAGCTCTAATTGCTTTAATAACATCATTATTAGTACCGCTGTCTAGAATAGCTTTTAAAATAGCACTCAACTGTTCAGTATTGTCAACAACTGGAGCATTAACTACTAATTGCTGTTGAACTGCTCGCATATCTCTAAATATTTTCGCATCAGCCGGAATTCCACCAGTGCCATCGGCATATTTAGGAATAAGTTGAGCTGTTTTACTGGCTTTTAAAACGCTCGAACCCCTAGGCAAATTCAAAACGACATCTCGACCTTCAGGAACGAAGCTTTGACCCGTTGGCAAAGTAATCAGTTCCTTATATAGCGAACCTTTTTGATCATTAACCATTGCAAGTCCGCCTTGGTGGTAATTAGTACCCGTTGCATGTTTGGTTATTTTTTCATATATTTCTTGAAAAATATTTTTATGAGTAGTGGTTAAAGTTGTATTCTTCTCTTTAGGAAGGCTATCAATAGCTCTTTGAGCTTTGGAGACTCCATCTCCTGTAAGATTTTGAGCAAGAAGTTTTTGCTGTTTAGGAGATAATGAATTCCATTGAGTAATCGCATCGGCCGCTCCTTTTTTCTTACTCAATACATCCGCATTGTTTGCAAACATTTTCTTAACGTTTTCTGGCATGGCATCCCACGCTTTTAAAGCACTTGCGGCTGCCCCTTTTTTGTTTTGGAAATCTTTATCATTACCAAGAAGCTTTTTAACATTTTCTGGCATAGAGTTCCATGAGGCCATACTGCCTTTACCACTTGTGATAGCTTGTAAAGCTGGATTATTATTGACAACTAATTGCTTTTGTTCTGGGGTCATTTGATCCCACTGGCCGTTGGCAATCAAAGCCTCTGCAACTTTGATTCGAGCGTTTGTAGAAAGATTAGCATTCTTCAAAATGAACTGCATATTATCCCAACCACCTTTAGCATTCAATGCTTCAGCAATTGCTTTTGGGGCATCTGTTGTCATTTTACCTGTCTTAGGGTCTAAAATAATACCATTCCAAGAATCATTTGCTTTTTTAGCATCCGCACTCATTTTTGTGGTGTATTGTGCGATTAAATTACCAGTATCACCGAATGCCTTTGAGCCTTTATCTCCACTTTTACCAACATTTGACATAACTTGATCATAATCTAATCCAAATTTTTTAAAGTCATCTTTTAACTGTTGTTGATTTTTTTGAATGATTGCCCTTTGACGTTCAATTTTATGAGCACCACCTTGGAGATTATCGATTTCTCGCTGTTGCTGTTCAGCTTTAACTTTCACGTACTCTTCACCATATTTTTCCATGGTGTCATTGTGAGATTTTTCAAGTGCTTCTTTACTCTTATTATATTCGGCTGTGGACATGCTTCCAGCTGATTTAGCTGCATCTAATGACTTTTGGCCAGCTTTATAAGTTTTGATTTCTTCTTGCATCATTTTACTGATTCCTGCACTTGATTGTTTAAGCGCATCATCATTCATAGATTTAAGATCACCACTAAATACTTTCATTACTTCTTTGGCTTTATTCCCTGTAATTCCATAATTTTTAATGGTAGTTTCAATTAACTTTTGTTGGTTGCTCTCTACAATGGAACGCTCAGCATCGGTGATACCACGATGGGCATTTGCTGCATTTTGATAAATCGCTGTGGTTTGATCCGTGATTGATTGTACGTTTGCTTTTTGTTGTTCTAAGCCAGCTTTTGCATCATTAACTTGTTTATCAGTTAGGCCTGCTGTTTCAGCTCCTTTAGTTAATGCTTTTTCCGTTTCTGTGATTGATTCACTTGCTACAGTACCTAAATCGCTTATTGCCTGTTTTACGTTTCCGATAGCTGGGCTTCCTTGCACATCGAATTGAATCGCCGCATCTTTAACAGCTACAAACTTTTGATTAAGCGTATCTAATTTCCCGCTCGCTTCAGTACCGACAACTGTTCCCCATTTAGACACTTCTTTTTGTTGCTCACGTAATCCTTCTGTAAGCTTCCAAATAACTAATCCTAAGCCCGCTGCACCTAATGCACCAATAGCAATCATTGAAGCCGGACCCATTCCTGCCAATACAGCTGATAGTCCACCTACTTCTGTAGCGGCACCAGTTGCGCCAGTTGCTATTCCTTTAAGCGCGAGTTCTCCAGCTCCTTTTGCTCCAAGCTTAGCCAGACCACCAGTCACTCCCGAAAGAATACTTGTTAATCCACTCAAAGCTTTCGCTGTTGGAGCAACTGCGGCCGCTGCTATTGCCATTTTAATGATGAATTGTTGAGTCTCTGGGCTTAATTTTGAAAACGATCCTGCTAGATTATCTATTTCTTTAACAACTGGAATGATTGAAGGTAGGAGCTTTTGACCTAAATTAATTGATAAAACTTCCAAAGTCGCTTTTGCTTTATTAAAAGCATTCTTATCAGAATTGTTCATTTGGTCTGCGAGCTTTTTAGTATAACCAGTCGCATTTTGTGTTTCTTTGGTTAAGTTGCGTAATGCATCTCCACCTTGGTCAATCAAGATATTCATTCCTGTTTGAGCTTCTGTACCAAACGCTTTAGCAATCAATGAACTTTTTTCTGCATCTGTCATGCCTTCAGTATGTTTTTTGATGGTGTCGAGCATATCAGGCAAACCGATATTCCCTTTTTTCCACTCATTCAGATTTATTCCGAGTTCTTGGAAAGCTGCTGAAGATTGTTTAGTAGGTTTTAACAAGCGAGATAAAGCACCACGTAATGAGGTACCAGCTTTTTCACCTTCGATACCATTATTTGAAAGTAAACCAATTGCAGATGAAGTTTCTTCAAGATTCATCCCTAAAGAATGTGCAACTGGCCCGACATATTCCATTGCCACACCCATATCTTCAAAACCTGCTGAAGTTTTATTAGCTACAAATGTCAAACTATCTGTCACACGTTGGGTATTTTTCATCATTGAAGCTGTATCTTCGGTTTTCAAACCAAACTGTTCAAGAATAGCAGTTGATGCGGACATTACTGTTCCAAAATCTTCCCCTGAAGCTCTTGAGGCATCTAATACTGCTGGCATGGCCCCAACTGTTTGATTAAAATCATAACCACGCTTTATCATTTCTTCCATACCTTCATTAATGGAAGATGTATCAATACCGTATTGTCTAGCCCATTGTTTAGATTTGCTGGATAAGACATCCATATTTTGAGCTAATTGCTTTGGCGAAGTATCATCAGCTAGCAATGCTTGAATTTCAGTCATCTTACCATTGAAATTGGTTGCTGCTTGAATTCCTTTCGCAAAAGCGGCTGTAATCCCTACTGTGACTGGTGCAGTTTTCCTAGAAACTGTGTCTAGCCCTCCACTTATCTTTTCAAAACCGGATGATAGTTTAGGTAAAATAGAAGTTTGTTTATATTGTTCAATTGCTGCATTTTTTAATTGGGCTTGATATTGTGCTAATTGGGCATTTGCTCGAGAAATCTGGTTCGCGTAATTTTGAGTACTGGAAGTTGCTTTTCCATCTACTAGTGAGCCTGAATATGATTTTTTCAATAAATCAAGCTGTTCCTTTTGCTTAGCAATTGATTTATTCAAAACTTCCATTGGACTTCTAACTCCATCAACACCTTTACCAAATGTTGAAAAGGAGGTTTGAGAAGTTTTTAAATCATTTTTTAAAGCAGCTAATTGCTTGTTAACGCCAGTAATGCCTTTTGAAAAGCTGGAATCATCAAACCCCATTTCAATTATCATTTTCCCTAAAGGTGTATCTGCCATTGCTTTCTCCTTGAACTTTTATCGTTAATTCAAGGATAAACAAAAAACGCCCTTAAAAAGTAGCGTTTTTTCAAAATATATTGTCAATAATTAATAGATAAATTACTTTGGCAGATGCTCAATAGCATATTGAGCTTGATCTTCCGTGAATTTGCTATACACCAATTGATCCTTAAGTCCCTCGTTAGAAAACGAGTCATAATCGAGATAGTCTTTCGCTTTTTTTAAAGCTTGTTCATTCCAATCTGCATCGACATTATCAACGGCATATTGAGCAGCGTCTTCCGGATATTTGCTATATATTAATTGTGCCTTTAACCCCTCTTTAGAGAAAGCCGAATATTCTAAGTAGTCTTTTGCTTTAGCTAAAGCATTTTTATATTCCCTAGAAATTGAAAACTCCGGAGTCGATTCAGAAGACGATGGGTGTGAAGTTGTTTCCTCTTTATATTTTAGGTATATAGTAATCTTATGTTTTAGGTCTGATTCTTTAAAAAAACCCGAAGGCATATCTGGAGATAAAATAAAAGATTCATGTTGATTTTGTGCTGTAAATTCAAATGTACCGTCACTTTTAACTGGAATACCCATATTTTGAGTCATTGAACCATCTATGCCTAAAGTTCCATCTGGTTTTCTTACATAAAAATACAATTCTCTATCCGAACCAAAGACATTTGAAGTCACCTTCCCTTTAACAGTATATTGTTCTCCGTTTTCTAGCGTAATAATATGCTTTCCGTTTTTTAAATCTACATTATCGAGAGTTATCCACTCTTGATTCTTGGTTTCTGTTTGCATATTATCTTGCTTTTTTGTACTCAATCTATTATTTTCTGACCCACAAGCAGAAAAGCTTATTAAAGAAACAATAGCTATTCCAATTATTATCAATTTTTTCATAAGATACTCCAGTTTTTTTATTTAATTATATCTTTTTTCTCAGTAAAAAAACAGCTTCTAAGAGCCGTTTTTATAATTTATTCATGAAGTCACCAAGGGACATTACCTCAGTTTCTTCTTCAACCAAACTTGCTTCTGAATCATCGTCATTAGAATTGATCACTCCGACAATAGTCTCAAAGTCATTATCTAAAATGTCTGAAACGGTAAATCCAGTATTGACAACTAACTGCTTAATGAAGTTTAAGAAACTTTCCTTAGCTTCTTTAGCAGTTATGGTTCTTTTTTTTCGTCACTTTCCTCGTTTCCCAAAACAACAGAAATCAAATGTGAGATAGTCGCGTCTAATTCCCATGGGTCTAGTCCTTTCAAAACTTGTTCTTTCGTAAGTTTATCATCTGGGAAAAGACTGGCAATATATTCAAGTCTCAAAGCAATAATTTCTACATTATTAAGTGATTCTTTCTCGATTTTCTCTTGAATATTCCAAAAATCAAGATACTTCTGACCAGTGATATGATTTTGCTTATAAGTGACATCCCCACCCTTTTGGTGGAGAGTGATTTCTAACTTAGCCATTTCTTACCTTTCAAAGTTTTGCGCCCCCTACGGTCGCTTGACCGACTACGGGGTCACTAGGGAGTAGTTGTCATACTTAAAGCGGCACGTACTTTATCCTGCGCAGCTGTATCAGTTCCTGCATATTTCTTGAAGAAATCTCCGTTATCTGCTGAACCAACTGAGTAGGAAAGAGTATCTGGTTTAATTTCTTCTGCCTTCCCTTGAGTTGTAGCAATTTCAACTCCATCATAAGAGAAAACTCCAGTTAGGAATCCAAGCAAGAAATTATTGCCACGGATATCATAATCTTCGATCAAAATCGAACAGTCAGGCGCCTGTGTTTCACTGCCTGCTGTGATGATTTCATCTTCATCAATTGCATAGCCAAGAATTGCTGACTGTACTTTATCAGGAATATCAATGATGTCAAAATCAATCTTACCATCACCAACACCTTTACCTGAGATGTGGTAAACACCATTTGAACCCCAAGTTTTTACTGGATCAACTGCAAGACCTGAAATTTTAGCACTTGAAGTTGCCCCTTTATCTTTTTTACCTTCCACAACAAATAAATTTGTGTCAAGTGTAGCTGGCTTACCATCCAAAATTCGAATGGTTAATTTTTTAAATCCAACTGTAGCTGTACCCATTTTTTTCTCCTTTATTAATAATCATCATATAATTGGCTATTGCCTTGATAAAATCTTGCATCCACATATCTCTTAGTAGTTGAGAAATACTCATCTAAACCACCTGACATTTGGTAGAAACCTTTAGTTTTAAGGATTTGTTCAACTTTCCTTTGAAGTTTTTTTGGAACATCGCGCTGAACTGCTTCAATACTCACTTGAAAGATAAAGTGTTTTGATAATGAATCATTACTCGCAAATCCCGCTGATTCAGGAGGACCAGAAGGAATAACAGTAATACTAGTTTTATCTTTTGGAAGTTCATCATAGCGAACATAGCTCTTAAAACCTTGATTTTGCTTAATTTCTTGAATTTCTGAATCAGTTGCTAACTCTTCCATTAATTCTTTAAGCATATCTTTCATTCAATTAACTCCTTTAGATTTCTTTGAGCTGATTCTACAAACTTACTCCCTTGAGCATTTGAAAATCTTTGTAAAGCACCAAAACTTTTATAACGATATGATTTACCATTTCTGACAAAGCCATTATTTTCAAGATGGACAAGTCTCCAATGCTTACCGTTGTTACCTATCTTTATGACGGGGAATCCTGATGTTCTAGAAACATTCCCTCGAACAACCCCAGCGACCGTATCTCCACTATCAGCGAATCCTTGAAGAGCACTTTTCAAATCAACAACAGCCTCATCTGCTGCTTTTCCAAGTGCTTTACCTTCAATTGTTCTTACACGAGTTTCACTAAACTTTTCTCTTAGTTTAGCTTCAATTTCTTCAAACCCTTTGATTGTCATTGAACTACTCATTAAGATTCGTCCCTCCTAAAATTATTTTCAAGAAAGTTCGGTCATGAAAATCAGGCTGAATATCAATTATGTTCCAAACCTTATTGACGTACCTTGAGTCATCAATAATAACTTTGTCGTCGTTTTTAGGTTGATAACCAGTCATTGGGTCACGAATTTTAAGTGTCGCACCATTCTTAACGTTTTGATTTCCCAATATCATTAAATCTTTATTACTAGGGGAATAAACATCTGCGTAGGTTTTAAAAAGAACAATAGGATCACCGCCTCTCCCGTCAAATGACGTATCAAGTCCTACTCCTTGAAATGTAACTTGCGTTCGCATTGTTCCGTTATTGGTACGATTAGATGATTTAAGTAATTTTTGCGATTTAATCATTGCGTCTCTCCTACATCATCAGTACGCTGATTAGCTAGAAAAACATCACGGATATTTTGCTTATAATTCTCCTTAAATTCATCTAAAGCATCATTGTAAGTATAACGTGAACGCTCAAAAATTAATTCCTTAACTTCTGGATCACTTGCATCAGGAACTCCAACTAATCTGAGAATTGAGGTATAAGAGGCTATGAGCATATCTGTTAAGTTAGCAAGTTCGTCAGAATCATTAGTACTGATTCTCATTCTTTGTTTGAATGAATTAAGGTTATCATCGGCCCAAGTTTCTGCATTACTCATATTTAACTCCTATTATTTATCTTCTTTTTCCTCCACTTTTTCAACAAAACCGGGGAGCTTTTTTTCAAGCTCCTTGAATCTTGCTACGGAAGCATCAAAAACTTCATCGACTTCACGTCTAACATTTTCCTTTAAATCATCAAAGACAGCTTTTACTTTTAATTTCATTGACTACTCCTTACCCAGCAGGTACGGCCGCAATTGTAACAAGGGCTGAAGCATTATTATCTTTTGGTTTGCCCCAATAGAATGATTTGGTAGTATAAAGTTGAAGATCTTCAAGAGCAAACGTTTGGTCAAATTCTTGCATAGTCATTTTTCCACGATAAGCATTATATCGATTTGCAACAAATACAATTCCTTTACCAGCAGGTACGGCCATTGATTGGACTACAGAGATATTGAAAGGTAAGATATCAACCCATACTCCATTAGCATTCAAATATAAGAACATCGCAGTGAAATTGTAATAATCTTGAGGATTAACCAAAATTTTTGCTTGTCCAGCAATATTGAGAGGAATACCTTTTTCGCTGAATGATAATTTTTTCATAATAGGTGCTAGAATTTTAGCAGCTTGTTTGGAAACATCTTGAGAATTTTCTAAAGCAGCAAGCGGTGAAAGGTCGGCTGATACTTTTTTATCTCCATATGTAGTAGTTCCATTTACAACTGTAGCATCTTTGATTAAACCAACAGGTTTGTTATTCCCATCTCCAAGTACTAAAGCTGTTTCGAGAGCAACTGCAATAGATTCTGACAATTGTAAGATGATAAAGGTTTTCAACCAATCATAACTATAGTCAAGAGCATCTTTAGGGATAACAGTAAATGCAGTAAGTTTATTTTGAGAAAAATCATGTTCCCCGAAGTTTTGGTTTAATTGACCTTGAATATCACCAGTGAACGTCCCCCATACTGCTAATCCACCATCATAGATTCCATCGGAAGTAATCGCTTTTGTACGAAGCCCCATATCTTGAAAATTAATAACATCAAGTAAAGGATGGGCATAAGTCAATTCATCAAAAACTTGATTGATAATTTCAAGAGGCAAGGTTTTTTCTACATTTCCAACACCAGAAGTAATGTCGTTAAAGAATTTTGTTTCTTCTGCTGACATTACTTCAGCAGAACGAGATGACATTAGAGAGTTGATTTTTTCGTTTGTTTGATCAGCAAGTTTTTCAACAATTTCAGTGCCCATAACTTCCATAGTCTGTGCAAATAATTTTTGTTGTTCTTTTTCATCTGCTCCGTTAGCAACTGCATCTGTATATTTTCCTACAGCTGCTTCGTAATTAGGTAATTTTGTGTAATCCATTATTTAATTCCTCCTAGGAAAAGTGGTTTAAATTTTTGATTTTTAAGTGGCTTGTCTGCCGAGTTATTAGCTTCAAATTCTGCTTTTACTTCAGATATTTTTTCATCAATTAATTTACTAATTGAATCCATTTGTTTCTTGTCAAGAGAAATATCAATCGTGTGATTTTTCTTGTCATCTCCTTTAATCATGTTTTTAAATTGATTAATCTTATCAGGTGATAACATTGGTGAAAAACTTGCAACCATTTGAACGGATTGATTATTTTCAAAAAGAATTTCATCAACTATTCCCGATTCAACAGCTTGTTTTGCATTAAACCAAGTTTCGTTGTCCATTAATTTTTGAGCTTCCTCTGCTGAAATGTTCATTCGGTCAGCATAGAGATTTGCTAAATTTCCACTTGAACCCAATAAATAATCCGAGCTTGAAGCCATATCTCTATAGTCTCCTTGTTGAACCATTGATACGTTATGAATCATAACTTGACCGATTGGAGTTATCGCCACCTTATCAGCTGCTAAAAGGGGGAATGTCGCAGCACTTGCACAAAGACCAGAGATTTCAGCAATAACTTTACCTTGATACTTGCTTAAATCTGTGAAAATCTCACTCCCAGCAAATACAGAGCCGCCTCCAGAGTTAATTTGAATGGTAACATCTTCTCCATTAGCCTCATTTAAGAAGTCTGCAACTTTTTGCGGGGTGATGCATTCCATACCAAACCAGTCATACACTTCTTCATAATCGTTATCAGCAACTACGCCATTAAACTTAAGTGTCTTCACTATTTTTCTCCTTCACCCGAATTAGAAACATCTATAGAGATGTCAATTTTTGCGTTAGATAGTTTATTTAAGGTATTTTCCAATTCACTAACCTGATATTTTACAACTGTAATTAAATTTTTAACTTCTTCAATTCCTGTTACTTTCGTAGTAATTGGGGTCATAATTTCTCCAAATTTACTCATCTTTTTCCTTTCCTTTCTCTTCATAATTTTTAGTCATAATAAATCTGTCACCATCTTCTGTTGGTGGTAAATTGGCAGCCTCGCGAACTTCATTGACTTTTATAACACCACTAGACCCTGCTTTATCAATTGCATCAGCCCTATCAAGGATGTTAATTGTTTTAAATCCAGTCATTTGTAGGGTATTACCAACTGAATATCCTGATTTTTTAATTAAAATACTTGCAAATCCTTCTGATAATTTGTTTCCGAGTGGAATCACTGCGGATTCAATTGCTAAATCCAAGTTTTCAGAATTATTAGCAGTTTCTCCAAGCACTAGTGCCGGAGGAATTCCAAGCAACCCTGCTACTTCTCCAATAAAAACTTTTTTTAAAGACCAAAAGTCAGTAATCTGATTTTGAAGTGTTGCGGACTTGCTAGAAGAAATTTCATCATACGAAGACTTTGCTTTATCATCTGCAGGAATAAAGACAATAGGATCATTCATCATTTTTTCGTATAAGGTTGTTGCATATTGTTGCTGTAATTTTATTCTTTCATTATCTTCAATCTTACTAGTAACTGGAATGCTAATTTTTGCTCTAACTTGCCCTACACGGAGCTGATTAGCAATTAAGATTCCAAATAATTTCCCATAATCATCCCATAGACTATCAACATATTTTTTTATACCAATATTGTCATTATCTAAGTGAAAACAATCCACTCCTTGAATAAAGGTTCTATTAAAATATTTTTGATCGTATGGTCCAGAGTTAGGAGCATTAGAAACTTTGCTATTGGAGAAGTTAACTGTCACTCCCGTGTATGTGTTCCCGTCAAGCGAATAGTTTGTTACAAAATTATCAGCAATATAGAACTGATCACCATCCTGTATAACTAATAACTCACCATTTAACAGCTTTTTTATCATTGAAACTTTGAATTCACTAGCTGTTTGGTTAGGATTTGGTCTCATATTTAAAGCATAATCAAATTTAGAATCTGTAATTGAGCTTTCGTTTTTAAATACAAATTTACCTTTAGAAACAGTTCTTGCTAAGTAAGAAACACAAGATTCTAAAGCAGCATTCTTAATACCAAGCGTGACTTGTGCATTAAATAATGCGTCATACCCAGTTAAATCGGTTGTGCTTAATTTATCTTTTACAGATGACCAAATGTCTGAAAATAGTCCCACCTTTTCTCCTTTCCGTACTTTTAATTCAAGTTTAATGGAAAAGTAGGGCGAAAAAGTAGCGTTTTTATAAATAAAAGGCTGCCCACTGGACAACCTGTAATAAAATAGCCAGCGTAAACTGACTAATAAATAATTTAAATATTTTTCCATGCACCGGTATTAGGCAATGCAATCGAAGTCGCCCGCAAACTCGCAAGCCCCAGAGAGTCATTAGCTCTCAATTCAGGATAACGGGATTGAACCGTTCTATTCTAGCTTATGAAACTAGCGTGACTCCTTGCCACCCATCCTGTTTAATATACCCGCTCTTGCCTTGCAAAAGCGGAGTATAAATGACTATTATTTCTTTTTTGTGCTTGCACCCTGCACGGGGTGAATCAGGTAATGTATAGCCACACGCCTGATTCATTTGCGCCATATACTGGCAATAGCAAGTCTAGGATTCGAACCTAGCCCCTCAGCCACACTTTTCAGTGTCCTCTCTTGCTACACTGGTTTTATCGTCCAGCAACGCTATTCCGCCATTAAATCGGACATTGCAGTCAGGTTTAGTTCTGGTGCCTGTCACCCCTCGCTATGCTAGATAGCCACTAACTATGTTACGATACGCTCAATCCCTAGAACTATAACTCGTAACTGTATTGGCTGTTACTCCCTCTTGGTCATTTAACTGAACTTCAATCGCCAGCACCAATAATATAGCAAGCCACTGGTTCGAGCAATGACTTGCTTAGAAGTATATCCAACCGAACGAATTACATTTTGTTTGCTTTCGCTGATAACTTCATAAGTAAATTATCTAATATTTTTACTCTCAAAAAGTATCGTTTTATCCCATAAACCAACCCAAATTATCATAAAAATCTGTAGAATCTACTTCATTTAGTAAATCAGCCTTAAACATTGCTGCTTCAAAAGCTTTAAATCCATCTGTTTTTCGTCTAACATCTTCTTTTTTGATATATTCCACATTTCCATCTTTTTTCAAGTGTCGAAGCACGTTATTTGTGTACCACCGCATCATGTCATTATCACCAAAATTAATTTTTTGATTGGCGAAACTATCCTCGATTACGGTTGATAATTGCGCATCAATAGCCCTAAAGTTGCGAATAACTTCCACACGGTAACCGAGCGGTTCTTCAAATTTGCCATTCCAAGAGACTTCAAACCCAGCTTCTTCAAATTTAGGTTGTAAATACTCCCTCATTTTATAGCCGTCTCCACAAATAGTTTGGAATTCATAGCCTTCTTCATCACGCATACGAATGAACCAATCTACAACGTGCTGTGCATCCATTGAGGGTTCATCTAATACTGTGAGCAACCCCTCATCTTCCCATTGTCTAATCGGGGCAAATCGTCGCTTGCCATTAACATTTTCATTTGGCTTTGAATAGCTATATATTCTATCGACAAATTCTTTACGAACAAATGAATGAGATTTGAAAACATAATCCCCATCAACCTTAAACAAAGCGCCAACTGCAATAAAGTCACGGGTAGAGGCAAAGTCAAATCCTCCAACTGCAGGTAGATTTCTTAATTCTGGAAATTCTTTTTTAGTTGCTTTTAATTCTTCATAGGTTGCCACGCTTCTTTCAATGTCAGTAACCGGCAGGTTCATACGTTTGGTCATAAATTCATCACGCCCACTCGGATTTACTTCCAGTTTCTTATATTGCTTTGTAACCTTTTTATACAATCTTTTCGCATAACTGCTCATTGGAAGAGTAAACATAGGATTAGCCATTTCCCAATTTGTTGGATCGTCAACTTCTTGCTCATCGTTCAATTTACAAATAAACGGAAATAATTCATCAAAATCAGCATCTCCTTTGAGTACCTTTTGAGCTAATTCCTTCATTTCATCAATAAATCCCTCGCGAACAAATCCATCTGTTCCGATATAGAACTCTCTTGGATTAGCAACTTTCCCCAAACCAGAAATATAAACATCTGTTACTTTATGGTCCTCATATTGGTGTATTTCATCAAATACTACTGCACCATCACGCAACCCATCTTTTGTATTCCCATTGCTTGTCTTATAGCGAATAATAGACTGGGTTTTGCGATTTTTGATTTCTTTTTTGCCCCAAGAAAACATTCTTTGAAGTTTTTCATTCATCTCAATTGTGTCGTAGATTTCTTCAAAGCTCATTTTAGCTTGATCTTCACTATTTGCGACAAGCGAAATATGATATTTGGGAATTCCGTGCATTGGAGTTTGCAAGTAGTTAGTTACTCCAGAGATCAAACCATTCTTACCGCCACCACGCCCCATCATGATTAAAAATTGTTCAAAAACAATATCATTCCCATCACTCCAAAATAAAAAAATGAAACTAATAATAAATTTTTGAAAGTCCTCTAGTTTAAAATAAAATGTTTCGATATATCTGATACATTTATTTATTTGGATTTCATCGAAATAAATTTCTTTTCTTTCAAGACGAGGTTCAATTTCTCTAGCGATATATTCAACAAGTTCTATACGTTCCTTGTTAAGTTTTACTTTTTGAGCATGATAAGAATTGATATAATCACTGACATATTTAATCAGCATATAAATCTTCCTCATTAAAATCATTATTTTTGCCCTTTTCGGCTCGTTTTTCCTCGAAAAACTCATCCAATTTTATAAGAGCTGTATTAATTTTTACTTTCTCAGAAATGGCAGGGTTTGGTTTCAAAAATTCTTGATTACCATTAACGACTTTTATCATTGTTCCATCTTTAGAAATAGATTTATCAAGGTTTCTGGATATTCTGACCAAACTACAATATCTCTCCACCTTTTCGATTTCTGAAGCCGATTTTTCATTAATTAGACCTAATAATTCTATTTCAAGTTTGCTTTTTGCCATGGATACCCCCCTTTCAAAAAAATGGCTTTATATTTGGTTAAAAAACCCCAACCGGTCTGTGGTAAATTCGGGAATAGACCCAATTATTTTAGACACGGGGGTATATTTTAATTATTTTTCTGTAATTTCCGAACAATAAAATCAGAATTCAAAAGTTTCATCATCAAACTGCTTGTATCTGTGTCTATCATGCCTCTTGTTGTGGCAGTCGTGACACAAGGTACGAAGGTTACTAGGCTCTAGTGCAAGCTCTGGATGATACTCAAGTTCCTTGATATGATCTATCTCTAGTGTCGCAGTCTTAGCCGTTGTCACTCTACCTTCTGCTTTGCACCATTGACATTCATTGTTATCACGCTTGAGTATCTGTTCTCTCATACGTCTCCAAGCTCCTGAGCAATAGAACCTATGTCTTGCCTTTGGTGTACTCACATCTATCATGATTCAATCGTAAAACAAAAACGCTACGAAAAAGTAGCGTTCTTTATATTATTCATGGAACATCTTAAGTAAATGACCACCGTCATATTTCTCAGCAAACTGTTGCGTTGCTTTATTATTTCTAGCAATGACTGCAGTCTTTGAGTAATACATATTCATTGTGATCTTAATGATTCCCCAACCGTCAATGTAATAACGTTTGAATATCTTACGATCATCTTCATCTTTAATATTATCTAATGCTTCATTGATAAGCTGAGATTGTTTGGCATTCTTCTTATTACGAATGATAATTCTTAAGGTCATTCGAACATCATGCCATTGTGCTTTCGTCAGTTCTTGTGTCATATTCTAACTCCTGTTATGTTATAATAGTATTAGAATAAATCAGTTTGGAAAGCCCATTGCCGTGGGCTTTTTTGTTTAATTAATTAATTTAAAATATAATGATATTAGAAACGCAATCCCAAATAATATATTAAAGGTTGCAGTTCCAACACTTATTGGACTTCTTGGCTTTCCAATTGCGTAAGGCGTAACGAACATTCCAAGAATCAGTAATAGCACGTAGGCTATGATAATTATATTTGCAATCATTTCTTTTCTCCTTTAATCCCTGCGTCAGTAACAATAAATGTATCGTTATCTCCCATATAGACTGAAACCTTATTTCCGGTTTTATTATCGGTTAAATCAACTTTACGACCAGACATTTTATAAGAAAATGAACCTGTATATTCATAAAATACATCTCCCTTATAATCTTTAATAATGATAGTACGCTGTTGATTCATATCATATTCAATTTTGAGATTCTTCTTGGCCATGTTATATGACGATGAATTAGTATAATTATGATAATATGATGAACCGGATAGTCCAACTAAAGTTAACGCTACTAAAGCTACTAAAACAAAAACTCCATAAGCGACATTATTTTTTCTGTTTTCTCGTAATACTGAACCTAGAATAAACAATCCTAAACCTAGAAATACTCCGATTACCCAAATAATTGTCCAGATAATCCATGACGTTGGTGTTGGTGTGATATAAAACATTTTATTTTCTCCTCCAGTTGAGTTTAGCGAGTTCCTAGCTCAGTATATGTGATATAATATAACTGACCAAAAATATTATAATAATAATAGAACTAAGTTGTTTACTAACTCTTGCGCTCGAACCTGGTCAGTTCGGGTATTTTTATTTTGGTATGAATTATAGTTATATGTGCTATAATATTTAAGACCAAAAAAATTCGCAATATTGTTCAGTATTTCGCTCGAACTTGGTCAACTCGAGCTTTTTTATTATTATTTATTTTTATTATGGTATAATGTAGTAGACCTAAATTTTAAGAATAAAATTTAAACCTAGAACATATAACTCGAGCCTGGTCAGTTCGGGCTTTTTTGTTATAGTTAAAGATTTTTTAATAAATCAAATTTTATAGTTATCAATTAATCATTGGTATAATGAATGTGACCATTCAATAGTAACTAATAATTTTTACAACATTCGCTCAAGCTTGGTCAGCTTGGGCTTTTTAATTTGATTAGTGCTATACTAGAGTGGACCAAAAAAATATAAATGTTAGAATTCACAATTTCGCTCGAACCTGGTCAGTTCGGGCTTTTATATTATCTTTTGTTAACAATAGTTGTTTTATAATAGTGTTATAATAAAATTGGATAAAATATAACTAGCGAATTTAAAATAACTATCCATGTCTCGACTGGCCAACCGAGACTTTTTTGTTGCCATTTGTTAACGACAAAATAGTGTTAATAGTACTATAATAATCTTGGTCAAATTAATCTAGATTTTGGATTTATTTTACATTAAATTAGAACTCGGCCAGTTCATACTTAACTCTTGCTATTGTTGTCTAGCAGGAGTTTTTTTGTGTTCAATCCATATGTTTATCAAGCCATTTTTCAGCTTCTGTCATTGTGATTCTCCTCAAATTCTGATGAATAAGCAAACCATGCAGAAGTTGCAATAATAACAATCCATCTAAATGGTGTAGCATTTTGAATAAAGTAATCCATAACAACATAGATTGCCATTCCAATAATCATACATATAATAAATATTGTTGCTTTCTTATACATCATTCCTCCCCGAACACGTTCTCAGACTCGTCAAGGTCTGAGCGGTTGAAATTGCCAGTAATACAACCGTGAGGATTTTCTTTTTCGATAAAACATCTCTCACAGTAATCTCTAGTCATTGTAAATGGCACTTGTTCCCACTTATGCCCGAACAGCTTACACATTAGTTTCATTTTCTATTCCTCCACCATTTTTTAATATCATTTTTGAAAATGAATATGATAAAAGCCATGATAATAAGTCCCCAAATTGGAATAGCAATCATTGCTGCTTTTATGATTCGTATTAATAATTCTTGCAATTCATTATTCATTCAATCCCTCCCCACCAGTCATTGACCAGCGATATTAGTTTGTCGGTCATTCTCCGTCCTCCACAGGCACAGCAAACTGCCAGTAACGCTCATCAATTGACTTGATTTCTTGTTCAGTCATTGCATTTCCAATTAAATATCTTTTATAAACTGTATCCGCAAAAGAGTTTAATTCTCCATCTTTTTGTAAAACAGTAGTACTGTTTGGAAAAATAAGTTTGAACAGCTGCGGTTTTTCGACTTGATAGCCTAAAGTTCGCGCAATAACGTAGGTGACTGGATTTTTCTTAATCCATAGACCATATTCTTTTAAATCTTTATCATCTGATGTGATAATAATGGTTAAAATATCTTCTACTACCGTATTATGTTCTATATCCTCTGAAATCCTAAGTCCCACACACTCAGGCACGACTGGCAGGGCTTGCTGTTGGAGTTGGGATTTTAAATTAGCGATTTCTTCTGCTAGCTTTGTGTTTGCATCAATAAGATTTTTATTTGCCAGAGCGAAACTCCCTCCAATTTCTTCCACTATTTGAAACTCTTCGTCTGAGTGCCAGTCTTTGAAGTGATTTATAAGTGTAGATTTTTTATATTCTGCTTCTGTAGTTAGTTCAATATTAGTAACTTTCACCTTGTTGTATAATTCTTCTTCAAACTTAGTCATTTTTCGTGTCCTCCAAGACAAATGGCATAAACCACTCGCCTCTGTTTAGTTGTATCTGTGCTACATCTTCTTTTTTACATTGGTTCAATGCTCTTCGTAATGCTAGGTTTTCATCTTTAGATAACTCAATTACGATATTGTCGCCAATATACATACCTTTAGTGAATTTCATCTCATCCCTCACTTCGTCGCATTGACAGCATCGTCTGATAAGTCTTTAGTCTGTTGCGCATCAGTCACAGCTTGAGATAGCTCGTCAGTCTTTTGTTGAGCGGCAGTTAGCTTTGAGTTCAAATCACTAATCTGTTGCGCCATCTTCGCCTTATCTTGGTTCGCTTGATTCAATTGATTGATAACATCAGCTTTTTGCTGATTGAGTGCGTTCAGTTGATTTTGATAATTAGCAGCTTGATTTTGCAAGTTTGAATTATCTTGATTAATTTGGTCTTTCAACTGATTGATTTTGTTGTTCAATTGATTCAATTGGTCTGAATATTGCTGTGAGCTATTATTAGCCTGTTTAAGCTGTTCGTTTCGGTCTAGCAAGCGTTGTTTCAAGATAGAGATATTCTGTTGCACAGCGACCATATTTTGATGTCCTGCCCACGCATTAGCTGCATAAGCCCCAAAAGTTGCTGAACCAAAGATTCCTGCTGCGACTACTGCTGTTGTGATTAATTTTTTATTCATTGTTTGTTTTTCCTTTATTTAAAGACACTGTCGTCTTTTCTTGAGTTTTCGATTGCCATTTGTGCTCTGATATTTCTTCGCAATCTACGTTCTTCTTTTGTTTCGTGTTTTCTACGTTCTTTTTCTTTTGTTTCAATAAGTTCTTCTTCTGATGAGACTGAAAGCAATGGAAATCTTTTTCTAGTTTCTGCTTCGTTTAAAATCGCATGTTTTCTTATTTTTCTGTAATCAAAAGCGTGCTTACCAACTTGGATATATGAATATACGTTATGTTTGCCAATCTTTAAAAATTGATAAATTTCTCGAGCAGTTCCTGTCATTATGAATTACCCTTTGTCATAATAATCATAAACAGAAGCGGGAAGTTTGCGCTCTTCTTTTTTCTTTTGTTCCATAAGCTCTTTAGTTTTTTCTTTATTTAAAATAGCGTGCTTATATTTAGGGTTAGCTTTTTTAGGGTCTTTCCCATTCTTTATCCATAATGAGATAGAGTTGCGGGAAATATCAAAGTAATCGGCTATCTCGTCAATTGTTCCGGTTGCTTTTTTTTCGCCTTCAATATAAGCATCAAAAACTTTAACTACCATTTTTTCCTCCTAATTTTTTAATTTTTTCGTGAAACTCAGCCTGCATTTCCTTGTTAAATTTATTCTGGCTGTCTAATTCAAATTCTTTTTTGGTTTGCTCTCTTGATATATTTTGACTAGCAAGCTTGCTGATTCGCCTAGCTTCATTTCTTGTGTCGTAATATCCCATAATTAAAGCCTTTCAAATTTATTAATAAAAATCACCACCAAGACTCCCGCCACTTAATTCAAAAGTATCACGTTTAGCACTCTCAAAATATTTACTGATAAAATCTTTTAAATCCCAATAGCTTGAACCACTGAATTTATAACCAAGGTTGGTTTCAATCATCATAACTGTTCGCCATTGTTTTACTGAACCAAAACCATAACGTTTGGCATATTCTTCGCCGAATTCTTGTTTTTCTTTTTCTGTAATTCTGTGTGTAATATGTATTTCGTAGTCTTCCATTACCATAATTTATACCTCAAAAATAATAGGGCTGTCGGTGCTATACCTCCTAGAGGGCTTCATTACTCTACCGACTGTATTAATCTCCTTGCTGCAGAACCCTAATGATTATTTATCCGTTAATTATTTTCATTGCATCTTCAACGCTCCGAGCAATTCCTGCAAGTGCGCCGTTTTCTTTAACCAACTTCATGAAACTGTCCTGCTTTTCTGATGTCCGGCCTTTACCATTCTTTACTTCTATGAAGAAAATCTGTCCGTCATTACGAAAGCCAAATAAATCACAGAAACCTTTGGGAAGACCTGTATCGAACCAACGACCATCTTTCATCTTTACACGGCCTACGTTTGCTCTAAAACACATAATCCCTTTTTCAGCTAGAGCTAATCTAATTTCATTTTGGATATCATGCTCAGTTTTAATTTCTGTGTAATCAGTTTTAGTTCCAACCGACGAAGTTAACTTTTTTTCTTGCACTTTCTATAGTCCTTTCAAATTCTTCTGGCGTAAAAACGTCCCGCCCTTTTATTGTTCCAACAATGGAGTATAAATCAGAAATGTCTTGATTATTTTCAAATGCCCAACATGCCGCTTTGAATAAATCGTCGTTACGATTCATACTATTTCCAGTCGCTACTCGTTCAAAGGCTTCTTTTCCTGCATGATTACCAGTAATTTTATTAGGTAAAAATTCAGAAAAATAATTAGTAACGATTGTCGTCGGTGTAAAAATTTCTTTTTCAAATTTTCCTTCATATACCGATAATTCATTTACTGCTTGTAGCACTTCTCGACCGACTGACGGGAATATCTTTACATAGTTATTATCATTAGCTTTGATATCGATACCTTCAAGTAGTTTGTTATGCTGGCTATAATTGATTCCGTCCTGTTTCCGAAATAATATATGCAACCCACCGCTCGCTGTTTGTTCAATATAAGTTTTTTTAGCATTATTTAGAATTTCTTCTTTATATTCATAATTAAATAGCGAAGAATAGCCATCTAAACCTAAATTGTGATTATCATCTGTTTTTAAGACAGATAGTAGATCAGCGCCAAATATTTTAATCATTTTTTTTATTTGACCAGCTAATTCAGAATCTAAATTATGAGTATCAATATCAATACACCATATCCCTCTCATCAATAGAGCGATATCACAATTATCCCAATTCAAACTGTTAATAAATTCTTCAGTAACTGGAATGTCTTTAAATTGAGTGATAGGTGTACCAGTTTTTCTGCTCAACGGAATGACTTGATAGCCTTTTGATAAAAATGAGAGTGCTGTTTTGCTCACCTCGTAACCTCCATAAAGCTATATTTTATAAGGGTTTATAATTTAAGGTTACGAGGGTTACGAGGTTTTAGGTACCCCACCCTTATATAATAAATATCTTAAACATTTAATTAGTCTTTGATATATGGTAGTAACCTCGTAACCTTTATGTTTTTACCTCTGCATTATATTGATATGACTGCATTCGATAAGGTTACGAGGTTAAACCAAAAGCTCGTAACCACCTCGTAACCCTCGTAACCAGTTTAATTTTCTATAAATTTTTCAAACCTATTTTTATTGACAATTGAATATCCTCTAACTGCTTTTCCATTAACTTTTTTAGAAGTAGCTTCAACGCCTATCTCGGATAATGCTTTTTTCAAAGCGTTCATATTTTTACCATATACTTGATTAGATAAAGCAATAACTTCTTCATTATCTGTACGTTGTACAAATTCAATTTCTTGCAAAGCGTTAATCAAAGCAGTTTGAAAATCATCCAAATCAATGTCATTGAACACTTCAACATTTTTCCAAATGTACATTTTCTCAAGTTCGTTAAAGTAATCCAACGAATTTAGTAAGAAACCTATACATCCTGAAATATCTGGGGTTTTATCTTTTGTTGTAAAAGTATCCCAATATTTTTTGAAAATCCGCTCTCGTTGAATATCTGTTTCATTTTTAGGACGGTCTTTAAATTGAATTAACACTTTTCGGCCGTCCATTTCATCAGAGAGCGCAACAGTTCGATTTGTATCAACGCATAACACACTGGTCAGATTAACAAACGATTGATTTTGACCAATCGCTCGAGCAACGTGAGTTTTTTCAGTTGCGATAATCTTTAAAATGCGTTCAGTTGATTCGCCTTGAATATCACCTTGCTCTGTTGCCAGAGCCATTTCACCACCAGAGAACATTGACCATGCTTGCAAAGCTTCAAAACCATTAGACTTTAGTGTGTCAAGTTCCACATCAATCTTGTTAAACAAACCTGAGAGCGTAATGTGTCTGAGCCCTTTCCCCGTCCGTACCCCAGATTTTGAGATAAAGAAGTTTGTTTTAGCTCGTACCCCACAAGCGACTTGTGCGATATAGTAAGGCTGCAGCTTAGCGTTACTTAAACTATTTTCGTCATTTATGACATAATCTAAGAATTCTTTCGCCATTGATTTACTATCTATGGCAACTTCAAGAGGTACCGGATAGTATTTGAAATAACTTACGTTTTGTTTTGGATATTCTTCAAGAACTTGATTGTTTTCAAGGTCAATAATAAAGTCTTCACAAGCAATTTGGTAGGGCTCAATAAATTTAATAGGTTTAATATTAAGTTTGTTATGAATCCCCATGAGAATTTCTAAGATATGAGCAGATTCTTTAAAGCCGTATTTCGTCTGCAATGTAAATTCATCTAACAAGCGAAATTGCTTAAACCGAACGTCATAGAGTTTGTTATTAGAAAATGTATAGCTTCCGATGAGGTAATCAATCACAAGTTTTGCAAAAGCAGGAAAATTCTTTTCTACTTTATAGTAAATGTGTGGTTCTTCGCCTTTAGTTAGCCCAACTTCACCATAGAAGAATTCATAAGTTTTAACACCATTTGTTGTAATGTACATGATATCTTCTTCTGCGACCCGCTTTGAATCATTAAATAAATGCACCAACCCTGCGCTATCTACAACTTTAATTTTGAAGAGTTGTTTTTTTAATTCCGCTTTCATGACCGACTCACCAAAATCGAATGACCCCCAATCGATTCGGGTAGTCAAACGATTTAAGCTATCGACAATATCATTTATTTCTATCATCAAATCTCCTTAAAATGGCAAGTCATCCGGTTCAAGATTAGGAGTATTGGCAACCGGTGTTTTTTCTTTCCATGTATGGTGGCAATCAGGAAGGTCAGACGGATTAATAAAGCGTACTTTAGGGTTCTTCTTACCATTAAACTCTTCAAGTTTTACTGTAATCTTAGCTGTCTTTCCTTTAAAATCTGCAAGGAATGCTTCAAATGATTCGTATTGCTTGCCTTCTGGGATACCCAACGCTTTTGCTTTCCCCATTAAAATACCATTGTGGTATTTACCGGTATCAGTTAGTGGATACTGTTCATCCCATAAGTGTGCGTTCTGTTTTTCTTGCTTCACATCATTACGAACAACAAAATCAATTACGATACGTTTTTTACCATTTTTGTTTGGTTCCTCTTTTACATCAAAGACAATCATTTCATAAGGTTGCTCTTTAAATTCTGCGTGTTCTTGTACTTGTGAAAAATCTGTTGTAAATGCCATGTTTAATATATTCCTTTCGATTGTAGCCACTCTTTGGCTTGCGATATTTGATAATTTGATTTTCCTGTAACTTCAGCGATTTCTTCAATAGAAGCCGAAGCCCAGTCTGATTTTGCATAAAAATAAAGGAGTTTCATTAATGGATTTCCTTTATTTACTTTCGCTCTAGCTTGAGCAATTACCCAGTTCTTTTTTAAATCAGAACCGAATTTTTTCTCAGATAAAAATTTTAATTTTACCTTTTCTTTTTCAATGAGTTCAAGTTCTGCCTCCAAACGTAATTTTTCGCGCTTTTCTTCAACACTGAAATCATAACCGCATAAATTACACATTTTCTGCGATAATGGCCACATTGCAGAACACTCAGGGCATTGTTTAGCTTGAACGGTATTTTTTTGTCCTTTCTTTTTCCAACCTCCCTCGAAATAATTCTTCCAATCATGATGGGTATCTGGCAATCCGTGTGCGTCCCAATTCATCACATTATCGATGATGATTGCAGTTTTTCGAGGTTGATAACGCATGGAACGCATAGACTGTTGTAAGAATAGAACAAGCGACTTAGTGGGTCTGCATAAGATGGTAACTGTGCAGTCAGGAACGTCAAACCCCTCAGAGATAAGGTCTACATTGCACAATACTTTAATGCGACCATTTCTAAAATCTAGCATGAGCTTATCTCGCTCGTTTTTTGGTGTTTTAGCGTCAACATGAACCGCTTTTATGCCAGCTTCTTGGAACTCTTTAGCAAAGCTTTGAGAGGCTTCTACGGAGTGAGCGTAAAGAATTGCTTTTTGACCATTTGCATGTTTTACATATTCTTGTACAACATCACCGAAAATTGTTTTACCTAAAGCATCATCAATAGATTGATTGGAATAATCTCCATTTTTTATACGTAATTTAGAGATATCAATCGAAGGGAGACTGTAGTATTGATAAGGCGCTAATCGTTTATTATTGATCAACCATTCAACAGTTTTTCCTTCAATCATATAGTCGTAAGTATCTTTGAAACCATCTCCGGACATTCGCCAAGGCGTTGCTGTGAAACCTAACCTTGGTACATCGGCATAGAACTCGTATATTTTTTGATAGGTTGCTGCTTTGCCGTGATGCCCTTCATCAGTAATAATGAGCGTTGGTTTTCGTAATACTGACAATCTGTTTTTAGCCTTACCTACAGTTAGAAGTTCCACTTGATTCAAAGGAACTCCGTGAACTTTAAAGCTGTTAGTGATTTGGTCAATCAGTTCATTACGGTGGACTAAGAATAAAACACGCCCGCCCTTTTCGGTAGCTAATTTTGTAATTTCAGAGATTACAACGGATTTGCCAGAACCTGGTGGAGATTGGATCATGACGTTTTCGTGAGTGATGTGCTGTCTTGCTTCATTGATTAACTCTTTTTGATAATCGAATAATTCGTATGCGATTAGTCACCACCTCCGCTCTTACGTTTCGCTCTAATCTTTTTGGCAGCTTCATAAACACTCAATTCTGGTAAATTCAAAGCTTTATCAAGCGCTGCTAAATCACTCATTTCGATTCGGCCTAAAGTGTCAACGTCTTTTCTAGTCAATAACTTTTCGAAGCGTGTTCTAAAATCATCCAAATCAGAATCGTTAGCATTAGATTCATCTAGGATACAATCAAGAAGTGTATTAATTTGTTCAAAATTTCCAGTATAAGAGATGAGTTCTACATCATTAACAAGTTCACTCATCATTTCACCCAAAATCATTGACAGACTTCTAATTGTTAGGTTTTTCCTGATAATTTGGTTAAGCGAAAGTTCCATCATATCTTGGCGAGTAGTTTGTATATTTTCCATATTTTTAGTCCTCTGGATAAAATCCGATAACATCTGTTCCATCCATTTGTGTTGTATAGGTCTTATAGCCTTGCTCTTCCATGAACTGCTCGAATAATCCTTTATTTTTTTCGAGCTTGTTTATATCGCTCATGGCGCTCATGACATTTACAGTAAAAGTATTCAATTCCCAACTATGGTAATCCCAAAGAAATTCAAACACTTCTTCACTTTCTGCTATAGGTTTTCCCTTAGATAAATTCTTAACGGCTCGGCTTGTAGAAAACCAATCTTTCACTTGGTATTTGTCGCCATCATAGATTTTTTCAGCAGGAAATATTTGTACGAGTTCTTCAGGAGTCAGTCTTCCAATGAGCACCATTGTCATCTCACAAAGTTGAAAGTTATTCCAAATTTTGTTGATGTATTCGAATTCGCTACCGGAAGGAACTTTTCTTCTCTCATCAAATGTTGCATTTAATCCTTTAACAAGTGCAACTATTCCTTTTTTCATTTCATTTCGTGAAAGAGAAGGTTTTTTACTCAGTTTTTCAATGGTTTGATACATAATCCGTGTCCAAACCTCGTCGTAGTTATTTATTTTTTTCATTCTTCATCCTCAAATTTCCAAATTTCTTCCTGCTTAGCGTACTTGGCATCTGAAAGTTGATTTTTAGCAAAAGTACTGTTGGATGGCTGCAAGATAAATCCACGATTTCCAGTTTCTTCGCTAATCACTAATCGCCCCACAAGATTTACAAGACCCATAACATTTTCAATAATTTTTTCTCTGATTTTAGGAATAAATTGATTGTAAATTTGTCCCCCAGGCGTTTCGATCTGCCGAGTAGTTTCCCAAGCTGTATAAACTTTATTCACACCTTCCCACGAATTTACGTAGCGAATTAAGTCAGTAATGAAAAATGAGAACTTATTATAATCGCCCATTTCTGGTATACCCATGGCTCGGCCATCTTTTGTTCGACTTAACTTCGCTTTTTCTCCAAGCCACGCTTGCTCCAGTTCCGAAATGTTATCTATGACGATATTGTCATAATCTTTGATATGATTATTATGAATTTCTTTGAGCATCTTTTTAAATCCAACTTCTGTATCATTTAAATCGGCGTATACAATATCAATATTTTCTTCTCCAGCAAGTACAATTGTGGTGCGATCCACATCAATTACAAGCGTCCTGCCGGGTAAATATTTAATAGTTGATGTCTTACCAGTTCCAGGAGGTGCATAGATAAGGGCTGAAAAATTGCTTCCTTTTTTTAAGTCTGACGCTTTTTTAATTTCCATTTTCTTCCTCCATGTCATCAAACAATGAAGTTTGAGGGTTATTTTTTTCTTCCATGCTGTCAAAAGCTTTTTTAGCATCATCAAATAATGCGTCGTACTCAAAACTCATATCAATTGTGATATCACCAGTTTTTTCGTTTTCTTTGTATGAAAATGAATAACCATTTCCGATAAGATACAAAACAAAATCTTTTGCAGTGCCTGGTTGTATAGGTTTAAATTTTCCTTTTAACTTCTTTTCTACGCTCATTTTTTCACCGCCTTTTTAGCTGTTTCACTGAACTTCACGCCTTGCAAACCAATATTTTTACACGGGATATAGTGTGCGTAATCGAACTCAGTAGTACCTTCTGCTTTCATCAATTCACCAATCTTTGTTTTATTTGGCTCAATTTTACAAAGCTCAATAGGTACTTCGTCAGGATTAGTTATTTCTAAACGCTTCGACGTATTAAAACGGTATGTGTTTACCACTCCATCTATTTTTTTAATTTGCATTGTTTCCATTCCGTCGCCAATGTACGACAGTAATGAGTAAGCACGTTTTTCAAGAATCTGCGCTTCTTGTTGCAATTGCTTAGCTACTTTACGTTTAGCTTCAGCTTTTGCCATAATATTTTTAATTACGTAGCCTGTGTTTTCTGCTTTAACTTCAAATTCATCAGCGATTGAATCTAAAGTATCTTTGAGCATTTCGAAGTTTTCATTTTCTGGATCAGATTCCATTTGATCCTGTAAGAACTCATAATTTGATTTGAGTTCGAATATTGTATTGTTCATTTTTCCTCCAATTTGTTATAATGAAGGTAGAAATTTAGGGAAATTTTCTACCTAGCTCGCATTCCCGTGCGGGCTTTTTCATTTCATCACCGCCAACTTCTGACGGAATTCATCATTTTTCCGACGAATAATTAATTCTGTTTCGGCTGATTCAAGTTTTAAATATGCTTCATCGAGCAATTGATCTCTTGTACCAATCATTTGAGCTTGTGTTGCGATTGTAGTTGACATTTGGTCAATCAATGCCATCATCTCTTTAATATCTCTAACCGTATTATTATGGTCAGCAAGAATCTCACTTTCTTCTTTTGTTTTAAATCCAAGCATAGTTGTTAAACTTTCTAGCGAAGTACCGCATTTAATTTTGATGGGTTGACTATGTATGTGTAGGTCATCTTATTTACCTCGTCTTTGCAATTGCAAATTACGTGGTTCTTTGAACCATTCAATAACTAAATCCCTTGACCACTTTGTCCCTGATTTCCCGTAATTCATTTCAGCAAATTTCAAATGTTCTTTAAATGAAATTGAGAATGTGCTTTCATCCTTACAGCCAATCAGCTCCATAACTTGTTTTTGAGTTAAAGCAAGAGGATATTTTCCATCATTGGAGATATAGTCATGCATGGAATCTAAAACAATTCCTCTAACTGAATCTCTCAGCTTTTGAATCATTTCTTCAAACATGAGTTTTCCTTTCTAAGCAACATCTTCATGTTCTACCAAAGGTAGGATGTTTTCTTTTTTTAATGTTTCATAAATAAATAACATTCCTTTTTGCGTCCAATAAGTATGAGGGTGTAAACGTTCGGCATCATCAGGTGCAAAATTGGTTTTTGTATAACCTTGTTCAGCATATTTTTGATATAAGAGCCATACTTTACCTTGTTTATACTGAATTCCTAATTCATGGAGCAATTTATTGAGCCATTGTGCTGATTTACCATATTGCTTAGCAATTACACTAATAGCAAGCAGTCCTTTTGTTTGAAGAACCCAATCATAATAACTAGCTTTGGGTTGAAGTTCCGCAATTTGTTGCTTCTGAACTGATGTTTCTAATTGCAACTGGTTATTTTCGTTTTGGAGTGCAATAACTCGCTTATCAGCAATTTGTAAAGCTCGCTTCATAACCATATCTGGACTATTCCATGCTTTTTCAACTTGGATGAAATACGTTCGGTACTCACGACCTTTTTCAGTTTGGCTTTGCATTGCTAAATGTTTTGCCGTATCAATTGTTAGGGCGTAGTCATCAAGAAGTTGAATACGTCCATTCCCGTTTTTTATGGGGTAACTTTGAGGTGTACCCATAAAATCTTCATGCTCAATAAGTAGTTTTGAGTTTTGTTTCCACCAGTCACTAAATTGCTTCTTGAGACCTAATCCTTTGTGCAATTCTCTTGCACTTACTACCTGTTCGTCATTTTCATTTGACGAAATTTTAATTAATTCGTTCATTTAAGAACTCCTTTCTATCTAATTGTTAAATCACGGATGATCTTCACAATAACTTTTGCAGCACGAGGCGATGTATCTTTACCATTTAAAATATCTGACATGTCACTTGGTTTAATTCCATAAGTTGTCGCCAAGTCAATTGCAAGAATATTCTCTTCTTTCATGCGTGCTTTGATTTTTTCAAGACCGGGGTTAAATTCTGGCATAATTCATCCTTTCTGTTTAAAAGTATAAAAGTTAGCTTATTTATTAGTTTGTTCTTGACAAAAAGCACTATATTTAGTACCATAATTGTATGAAGAAAACACCTAACAATAACACTGTAAAACATTCTTGGCGGAGAGTTTAGCTGTTTTGTTAAGGTTTATGCCTAATTTATAGGCTAACTATTTACAAAATCAATTGTACTAAAATTAGTTCTATTTGTCAACGATAAAATACTAAAAAAAGTACTTTTGTTTTTGTCATACCTTGAAAGGCTTGATATGACTACATTTGAAAGAATAAAAAAATTAGCAGATAATCAGAAAATTAGTTTGAAAGACTTGGCTTTGAAGTTAGGTTTTAGCGAAAATTATTTTTACAATATGAAAAACGCTAAATCGTCACCTTCTTCTGAGATTTTGACTAAAGTCGCTGACTACTTTGGAGTGACAGTAGATTCACTTCTCGGACGTGAAAAAGACGATGAGAGCCAAACTCCTGAATTTTCAACACTACAAAGAAGAGCGAGAAATTTATCCCAAGCAGATCAACGTCGTTTACTTAAAATTATGGATTTGACTTTTACTGATATAGACAATGGAGAACTCGACGAGGATGATACCGAAGATTTTTGATGATGAAGAATATAAAAAAGCTAATTTTGCTTATGCGCAAGAATTAGCTTATGAGGTCGTTAATAAATCTGGAATTTCTTCTCTCCCTATTAATATCAAAAAACTTTTAAAATTATATAAAAAATCTGGATTGCATATTGTCACTTACTCAAGTTTTGCAAAAAGAAGAAATTTATCTATGAAGGAAGTCATTTATTTCACAGATTCAGAAGATGGTTGTCTATGGAAAAGGAGTGATGATACATATATATTGCTTTATAATGATACAAAGACTTATCGACCTACAGTTCGCTTCACATTGGCTCACGAACTTGGTCACTTTATTTTAAAACATCATGATAAAACCAATAAAGAAATACTCACTCGAGGAGGACTAAGTAAATCAACTCATACGCATTTAGAAATGGAAGCAAATTATTTTGCTAAACGCCTTTTGGCACCAATTCCATTAGTTGATTTATACACAAAAGCATGGTCTAAAAATGATGATGAACATTTAAGAAAAATCTTTGATATATCTTACCCTGTTTCTGAGAGTGTTATAAAAGCTTTAATTAACAGACATAAAAACACCAGTGTCATATTAGAATCGCATGAAATGGTTAATAATTTTAGGAATTTTATTAATGAAGACATATCAATTAAAGTTTGTGATAATTGCAATTCAGCTCAAGGAATAACAGAAAAATTTTGTAAAGTGTGTGGGGAACATTCTTTTTTTGTTCCAAATTTTGATAATTTTATAAAATTTAAAGATAGGAAGAATAATTTAATGAAGTATACGGAATTGAAAGTTAACGAAAACGGGCGCTTAGCTTGCCCTTGTCCCATTTGCGGAAATGAGGACCCAATAAATAGGTTCTGCTCTGTATGTGGCGTTTTTATAGTTAATGAATGCACAAATATTGATGACCCGTTTAGTGGGGACGGATGTGAAGGAGGAATATTAAAAGGAGGAGATAGATATTGTTCGAAATGTGGATCAGTATCAACTTTTTACAAGTATGGTTTACTTAAATCTTGGGATTTTAATTTAGAAATTTCTGATGATGATCTTCCTTTTTAAATATTTATTTTATTGTTTTGATTAATGAATGGAGGTAAGAGCAACTTTGGAAATAAAAGCATATAAAAAGAAAAATGGCACTACTGCTTATAAGTTCAAAGCATATATTGGAAAAAAGAACGGTAAAAGCCAGTACGCTGAAAAAAGTGGCTTTAAAACCAAAGCTGATGCCCGAGCTGCTTTGCATAATATCCAAGAAGAAATTGACAATCCTACGCCAAAAAGTGCTATGACGTTTAAAGAACTTTATGATGAATGGCTATTGGTTTATGAAAAGGAAGTACAGAACAGCACTTACTATAAAACTACTAGAGCATTTGAAAAACATGTCTTACCCGTCATAGGAAGCACAAAACTATCAGATTTTACACCCATGGAGTTACAAAACTTTAGAAATGATTTATCTGAGAAGCTTAAATTCGCTCGTAAACTATTCGGAATGGTTCGCAAGGTATTTAATCACGCTGCTCTACTAAGTTACATACAAGCCAATCCAGCCGCTCCTGTAACCTCTCAAGGAATTAAGAAAAAGGTTGAAGAAAAGAAAGATTTTTATGATACTGATGAGTTAAGAGATTTTATGGCTTTAGTAGAAAAAACGAATGATATTAAGAAAATAGCTTTATTTCGTATCCTTGCTTTTACTGGAATTCGTAAAGGTGAACTTCTCGCTCTTGAATGGAAAGATTATAGAAAATCAACTCTTGATATCAACAAGGCTATTTCTCATTCTCCTGTAGGATATGAAATACTTCCCCCTAAAGCTAATTCAAACAGATTGTTAAGCCTTGATGAAAAAACTTGTAAAATCCTTGATGAATTGCACCAAACCTATCCTGAATCCACACGAATTTTTGAATCTGAAAATGGAGGGATGCTATCACCTTCAAAACCTAGAAAATGGCTTTTAGAGATAACCAAAGAAAAAGAAATTGAACCAATCAGAATTCATGCATTTAGACATACTCATGCAAGCTTACTTTTTGAATCTGGCATGAGTTTAAAACAAGGTCAATATCGCCTAGGGCATGCAGATTTAAAAACAACAATGAACATTTATACTCATATCACTAAATTTGCTAAAGATAAAATAGGGCAACAATTTTCCGATTATATTGATTTTTAA